CAAAAACAGTCGTTATCGTGGCAGCCATAAAAGTTACAACTATTGGTTTACAGGAGCCAACAAAGAAATATTGAATTTTGAACAAGAATACAACAACCTATATCGTTTGGTCATTAGTGGCCTTAATGTGCCAGTGCAACAGGCTCGCACAGATTTTAGAGATCAATCTCGCAGAACCTTTTTGCCCACCAGTGAGAATCATGCCAAGGGCGCTGACGGCAACGTCAACGAAGCTGGGGACAATGCCGCAAGTTTTTTGTATAGTCCCACAGATCAGGCCAAGGCCCGATTGCGAATTGTAGGCGATCCGGCTTGGATGCAACAGGGAGAGATTGCTGTTGGAGTCAATGAGAGAGATTTTAATTTTGATCCGTTCAATGATGATGGCACCATAAACTACGACAGCCAAGAAATTGTTTTTGATATTTCGTGGAATCAACCGCAGGACTATAATTTGAATACTGGTCTGATGGAAATCAAAAATACTGAAATCAACCCCGGCGGTACCTCCACTACTCAGCCACAATTAAATTTTACCTACACTGCAATCAAGTGCAAAAATATTTTCAGCAAAGGTCGATTTGAGCAAGAACTTGAAGGACGTCTCTTGATCGAATACGAAAAAAATCCTACTCCTACCGACGTTGGTAGACCCACACCCAACAATCCCGGCATAGCAAACGGTAACAGAACAAGCATCACTGCTGAGGATATCAACAATGGATGGGTAAATCAAAACGGTTTACTGGTACAGAGGGGAGATGTTGTTCCTGACACAAATGACAATCAAGAAGGCGCCGCTCCGCAATTGTTAAATAGCCCACCACCCGAACCTCCAAGTAGCGATGGAGATATAGTATCTCCCGGTGATGAAGATGCACAACAAGTGGCATTTACATCGCCACCACCACCGGCCACGGCCGACCAGTTGACACGGAATGGAACAGCACCAACCTCAGATGAAATTGAAGCAAGGAATGCCTACATTGCTGCTGGATCTCCCAGTACTGGGCCCTTGCGTGCAACTTATGTTTCGGCACAAACGGCATTCAACAACAGGGTTGCTGACCAACAAGCAGGTATCATAAACAATCCTGATGCACAATTAACCAATAGAGAGACATAATGGCCGGCGAAAATATTGAACGCAGTCGAGGACAACCAAAAAACTACAAGTTTGATCGTGGCGGTAGTCCTACGGAATTTGGTCCGTTTATTGGACAAGTGACCAACAACATAGATCCCACTAGACAAGGACGTTTACAGGTCTACATTGAACAGTTTGCCGGGCCCAGTCCTGAAGATCCCAGCCTGTGGAGAACCGTGAGTTATTGTCCGCCATTTTATGGCGCCACACCCAAGACAGGAACCAGTACTGGTACTGGAACCTATGTTCCAGGCAACCAACAAAGCTACGGCATGTGGTTTACTCCGCCAGACCTGGGCACACAAGTTTTATGTTTTTTTGTAGCAGGTGATCCTTCACAAGGTTACTATGTGGGGTGCATACCAGAACAAGGCATCAACCACATGATTCCGGCCATCGGCGCTGTGTCCAACTCCCAAGCACAAACACAAAATGCCAATCAGCAAACATATTTTGCTGGAGCCCCTTTGTTGCCAGTGACCGAAATCAACAATGCTCCTGAAAACACTGCCATCAACGAAAATCCCAAATTCTTTGATCAGAAAAAACCAGTTCACAGCTATGTGGCAGCAATATTGTTCCAGCAAGGGCTGACCAACGATCCCTTGCGTGGTCCTATTGCATCCAGCAGCCAACGGGAAAGCCCCAGCAACTGTTATGGTATCAGTACACCGGGCCGTGCCATCTATGCTGGGGGATTACAGGACGACAATGCTACTCAACAGGTAGACAATCAAAAGCCTCAAGACGTGGCTGTGATTGGTCGCAGAGGCGGACACACCTTTGTCATGGACGACGGTGATCTCGAAGGTAATGATAATTTGATTCGTATAAGAACCGCCAAAGGTCATCAGATAACCATGAGTGACGATGGCAACTGTTTTTATATCTGCCATGCCAACGGACAGACCTGGATTGAATTGGGTCAAGAAGGCACCCTGGATGTGTTTACCACCAACAGCATTAACCTACGCACACAGGGCACAATAAATCTGCACGCCGACGAAGACATCAACATGTATGCTGGTCGAAACATCAACGTCAAAAGCCAACAAAACACCAATCTCCAAAGTGATCAAGACATCAACCTGGGCAGCAAAAAAGATCTGACCATGTTCAGTGGCGCCAACATTGGCATCAAGTCCACCGGAACTCTGGCGCTCAAAAGCAAACAGGGCAGTTGGGACGGTGGCGGTACTTTGAGTCTCAAAGGCGGAATCCTGCACCTTAATGGAGGCCCTACATACCCGGTCAACGACGTCCGAGGTCTGACCAAATATCTCAATCCTGACGTGGAATTCAATAACAGCACAGGATGGCAGGTCAGCACCACTGGTACTGAAAGTATTGTTACTAGAGCACCCACACACGAGCCTTATCCTTATCATAATCAAGGTGTTGCAGTAAGTGTGACTTTAGAACAAGGCCAACCAACCCCACCACCGGCTGCTCCGACAGTGCCGGCCGGAGTAACAATTACAAAAACTGCAAACCCAATATAATCATGGCCATATTTGATTACACATTGCCCAGCGGTAGTCAGTTTACGCTAGACGCTCCTGCCGGAACCACACAGGATCAAGCTGATAGAATCTTCTATGAGCAGGTGGCTGCAGGAAGTGTAGTAGGGTATCAACCTGGACAGACTCTGACCAGCACTGCTTTACGGATAACCAAGTTTGAACTCAGTCGTTTGGATCGTGGCACTGCTGGGGTGGACACTACCACTATACTTGGCATTGTACAAAACTTGCCTGTGGTTTCTGGCATTCCAGAACTGGTCAATGTACCAATTCAAAATCCTGTGGATCAAACTGACATAGTGTTGGCTCGTGGAAATGGACTTGGACCTTCGCCTGTGGGCACTCTCACAGCATTTCAAGTGCAGACACTACAGGCACAATTAGCCAATCAAGTTGCACAAGCCAGCGATGCAATCACTCAAGAAAAAGGCATAGGCAGATTTGGTTTTAATTCTTTGCAACTAGAACAGTTGGGCTATGTCAAACCAGGAACCTGGGCAAGATTTTTGTCTAACGACCCTGATCAGTTTGTGTCGGTCATGAGCAGCCCGGGCATATGGACTGGCCTGGGTGGCATTGACAGTCTAGCTGATCTGTTGACAGACGAGTCCAGCCAGAATCTCATACAAAATCAACTCATGCAGGTATCTTATAACAATTTGTTGGCCACAGGAGTTATCAGCAACGTTCCAGAGCCTGCAGTTTCGCTGAGCCAAGGACAAATTTATACAGCCGCAGGATTACAACCACTTACTGCGTTGAATGTCTTGGGCATTGACAGCCAGATTTCAACCTCCGTGCTTGGAAGATCTACAACAAATACTCTTGCTTCAGGCACAATCAACAATCTGGCGGTAGCACAGACAGCCATTGGCATAACAAATCGCATCACCGGAGAGGTAGGAGCCTTGATCAACAATGCCAGCAAGTTTGGATCTGCAGCCACAGCTGCCTGGGCCAAGTCTGGCGGCATACCCAGTTTGAGTAGTCTGACTACTGGGATTAATAATTTGCCAACTTTGCCAAATATCAATATCAATCAAATCACAAGTGGACTAACCAATTTGGTTCCGGGCAATCTTGGTGCACTCAAGGCAGGACTAGACAACCTTGGTAAAGCTTCGCAGTTTAGTTTGAGTTTTACCAATCCTGTAAACAGTCTTTCAAATATCAATGTACAAGCACTGGCCTCAGGCGCATTAACCAACGCACAAGGACAACTTACCGGCGCATTAGCCAGCGCCCAGGGACTGGCATCTGGATCTCTCGCACAGCTTGGTAGTTTGTTTTCTAGCGGCGGCGGAAATTTGGTGTCAGGCACACAGATAGCAGCTGGATTCAACAACACTGTGAAACGTAGCACAGTGGACTCGGCTGTGACACGTATTTTAGGCAACAGCAAAATCCCCACGCCGTCGTTTGAGTTTCCAAGCCCGACTGTGTTAGCCGAACGTCTTGATATAACTCAGGCACAAAATATCTTGCAAGGTCTAAGACAACAAGGATCTCAGGCATTGAATCAAGCTACTCAATTGCAGGGACAGGTCACAAGAATTGTCGGACAAGCCACTTCGGCATTTAACCGCATCACAGGATAGAGTAAATACACCATGCCTACTTTTATTGGATTCAACACAATCAATCAAAATAAAAAATTCACCTTGGTGGATTTTGAATTGATCAAACGTGATCTCTTGAATGCATTCAACATACGCCAGGGAGAACTGGTAGGTCGCCCAGCGTATGGTACCAGTATCTGGGATTTTGTATTTGAAAATCAATTGCAAGAAACTGAACGTGCCTTGTTGGCAGAAATACAGCGTGTGGCCGGCGGCGATCCACGTGTGTTTGTCAGCAATGTAGATATATTCCCCCAACAAAACGGCATGCTGTTGCAGTTAGAAATCACAGTGATACCCAGCACCGACGCACAACGCTTGGCCATATTTTTTGACCAATCTCAGCGTCAAGCCAGCTATGTTTAACTACGCAGTTTATTCTGTCCATAAATAATAGAAATTGGAAAAACCATGGCTACAACCACAAGACAAACTGCGATATTTGGTGTTGAAGATTGGAAACGTATCTATCAAACCTATAGAGAAGCCGACTTTCAAAGCTATGATTTTGAAACTCTGCGCAAAAGTTTTGTGGACTATCTGCGTCTTTATTATCCAGAAACATTCAACGATTACATTGAAAGTTCAGAGTTTATTGCCCTCTTGGATGTCATGGCCTTTATGGGCCAGGCCTTGGCCTTCCGCACAGACTTAAACACACGTGAAAATTACCTAGACACAGCAGAACGCCGTGACAGCGTGGTCAAATTGGCCAACTTGGTATCTTACACGCCCAAGAGAAACACAGCTGCACAAGGATATCTCAAAATATTTTCAGTGCAAACCACAGAAAATGTCATAGACTACAATGGTGTTAACCTGGCCAATATCACAGTGAACTGGGCCGACCCCACAAACTTTGACTGGCAAGAACAGTTCACAACCATCATCAACGCCAGCCTGACCGACACCCAGCGTGTGGGCCGCCCTGCAGCAAGAAGTACCATACTTGGTGTAAGGACCGACGAATACACTGTGAATCTGGTTCCTGGGTTCTTGCCAGTGGTGCCTTACACGGCCACCGTGGACGGAGTCAACATGCCGTTCGAAGCAGTCAATGCCACAGCTGCCGGAAGAGAATTTGTGTATGAGCCCAGTCCTTTGCCCAATGGTCAATTTAATATTTTGTTCCGCAACGACGAACTGGGATTTGCGTCGGCCAACACAGGTTATTTCTTTTTGTTCAAACAGGGTGTTTTGCAGAATCAAGATTTTAACCTGCCAGAACGCATAGCCAATCGAGAAGTCAACATCAACATTGAAGGAATCAACAATACGGACCGTTGGTTATATCAGTTAGACAACCTGGGCAATGTGGCCGCTGAGTGGCAGTACGTGGAAAGTGTTTATGCAGCAGCGGTAGAACAACTTGTCCCTGCCGTCAGAAATTTATTCAGTACCACATCCAGAGTCAACGATCAAATCAATTTAAATTTTGGTGATGGGGTGTTTAGTGCCATCCCAGTGGGCCTATTCCGTTGCTATGTGCGTGCTTCAAATGGCCTGCAGTACATTATCAATCCAGAAGAAATGCAAAGTGTGGTCATACCTATCAGCTATGTGAGCCGCACTGGACAACTTGAGACCATAACATTTACCTGTGGTATCACCCAACCAGTGACCAATGCTCAAGCACGTGAAACCATTAACGAAATCAAACAGCGTGCTCCAGCTCGTTACTACACACAAAACCGCATGGTCAACGGCGAAGATTACAACAATTTTCCATTCACTGCCTACAACAGTATTTTAAAAAGCAAGGCCTTGAATCGTGCCAGCATAGGCACCAGTCGTTATTTGGATCTGGTGGATGGCACAGGCAAATACAGCTCGACCAATACTTTTGCCAGCGATGGCGCCCTATATGAAGCCAACAATTTGCCCGGTTTTAATTTTACCTGGTTGAACAACAACGACATTTCCAGTATCATTACCAATCAGATTGAACCCACGTTGATAGCCGCCGGGGCTCAACAGTTTTATTACGCCAATTACACCAGACCCGACTTGATCGCATTGAATGTGAGTTGGCAACAAAGTACTACCTTGGCCAACGAGACCACAGGATATTTTAAAAATCCACTGGGCACACCCGAGTCAATTGGCAATTATACGTCTGACAACAAACGGTATATTGTGGTTGGAAGTCTGGTCAAATTCGTACCACCTGCGGGTTATTTTTTCAATTCCAGCAATCAATTGGTAGCCGGAGTTCCTGTACGGGCCGATGAAAAACTAGTGATCTGGGCCAGTCCCACAGCAGTGTATCTAGATGGAACCAACCAAGGTTTAGGCAATTTTAGCAACGGTGTGGGCCCGGTGACCTTGAACAATTTTGTGCCCACTGGTGCCATAGCCACACAAGTGATTCCTTTGTTTGTGACTGATCTAAACAGCACAATTAGACAAAGTATTTTAGATCAAATCTTGCTCAATAGAAATTGGGGGCTGGGTTACAACAATTTGACAGCCACTTGGTATCTGATTACCAGTACCAATCTTGACGTGGGTGCGGAATTCAGTTTAGCCAACGCACAAAGCACCGCCGGTATCAACAATGACGCAAGTTGGTTTATAGAGGCCATCACTGATGGAGAAAATTACACAGTGTCTTCACGTAGTCTAGACTATTATTTTGGCAGCGTGTTGGAAACTAGATTTTTCTTTTTTACAGGTCAGCAGATTTTTGACAGCAGGACTGGCACTACCATTAGAGATTTTGTCAATGTATTAAAGACCAACAGCAAGCCCGACAGCAATATTCCTCTTGAAGGTGATACACGTTTACGCATCATTGGTCAACCCGTGCAAAGCGATGGCTTTGTAGACGACTTCCAAGTCCTAGTGGGCTTTGAGGACACCGACAGTGACGGTGTTCCAGACAATCCAGATTTTTTCAATGACATCGTGGCTCCAGATGTCACCCCTAATCTCAAACTGGTGTTCTTGCAAAGCACCGTAGATTTTGATAATTTGCAACGTTATCTACTAGTCGAACCTGGCATAGTCAATAGTGACTATGCAACCTTGGATGACATTGAGTTGGTCAAACAAAGTTATGTTGATGGGCAGGTTTTTTATGCGTATTCACAACAATTATTTTATTCGTTGACAGTAAATCCCAACAACGGAACCCGTGTGTTGGTACTCCGCAATGATTTTATCGCCAGAGTTGGCAGACAGAGTTTGTATTTCCAATATCGTCACAACAGTCCGTTGACTTCAAGGTTGGATCCTGGCAGTACCAATATCATTGACTTGTATGTGGTTACCCTGCAGTACTACACAGCTTATCAGAATTGGATCAAAGATAGCACAGGCACTGTACCAGAACCGTTGCCACCGACCATTGATCAACTGACCACTGATTATTCTGGCCTACAAGATTACAAGATGATCAGCGACAACATGATCGTAAACAGTGTGGAATTCAAACCTTTGTTTGGCGCCAAAGCCACAGAAGAACTGCGTGCCACCATCAAGGTCATTAG